ATTCCGCTTGATAGTCTTCAGAAGGATGCTCCTGGTATATGATCCGATTGGGATCATTCGCCTGGCATTTTCATTCTTTCCTTCCGTGATAAAGCCACGAGAATTAACAGATCTACGAATGTATACACAATCATCGTCGAGATCCTCGATCTTGAGACCTAAAATCTCACCGGGCCTCATGCCCGTCATCAGCCCGAAAACGAAAACAGGATAATACCAGAGCTCCGACGGTTCGAGCAGTCTCTTGATCTGGTCCTTCTCGAGAACTTCCTTTTCCTTCTTCCAGTGGCCACGGGGAATATACAGATTTCCTCTCGGCAGCTCACACTGATAATCTTCATATCCGAAATGAATGATTCCCATGATTATCCCACGAAGATTGATAAGAGTTTTCTCGGAGAGTGGCTTATTCTGCCCTGAGGCTTCGTTTATGAGCCTCTGCCAGTCTCGGAGGGTAACTTTACAGATTTTCTTCGTGCCGAGCTTAGGAGTGATGTAGAGTCGTATATACCGCTCATATAATTCATACGCAGCGGAGTTCTCGCCTCGACGGGCTTTCACATCTTCCAGATATTCCTCCGAGACACGCTTCACTGTCTTCTCACCGGAAGCTTCACCGTAATACCAGTTTTCATACTTTCGGAGGACTTCTTTCCTGCCCTTGGGACCGGGAACGGAAGAAGAGAAGGAATGAACCTTCCCATCCTTCCTCGCCTGGATCCTCCATCGGCCTTCTTTTTCTTTCCAGACAGGTGTAATCATGATCCATTCTCCTGAGTATCTAAAAGAGCCTGATAGTAAGCCATTAGTCTCGCCTTGTTGGCTTCGTTCAACTTTTCCATATCCACATGAACCGGTTCTTCTCCGTCAATCGTGAGATCGAATCCTAATAACCAAGCCGGAGATACATCCAAAGCTTTGGCCATGGCTCCTATTGCATTTTGTTTCGGAACAAACTTACCTTTTAGGTAATTTGAAATAGAACCTTTATCAACTCCGCTCTTACGGGAGAGTTCAGCTGCAGTCATATCTCTGATCTGCAGAGCTTCCGCTAATCTATCCTTAATTTCCTTCATCTTATTTCACCACCTTCCAAGTTGATTATATGACAAATTTATGACAGTTGCAAAAATTCAACAAATTATAGTTGAATTTATCCAACCAAATGTTAAAATCGAGTTGTTGAAGAAATTCAACGAAAGCACGAAAGGAGGACAAAATGATTTACAACACGAGCAAGCTTCAAACCAGAATCGTTGAGAAGTTTGGAACTCTAACAGCCTTTGCAGAGCGTATTGGAATGGATAAGTCCACTCTCAGCAAGCTCTTAAGTGAAGGACGTGAATGGAAAGGATCCAATCTGATAAAGGCAGTTGAACTTCTTGAAATTCCATACGACGAGATCGATTCTTATTTTTTTGAAAGTGCGGTTGAACAAATTAAACCGCAGAAGACATGATTGCTTCGCCAGGTCGTTACCCATCACTCGGAAGATACTTCCGGACCATCTCGGAGTTGGCCGCTGCCGGATGTATGAGCAAAACGAGAGTCAGAGATTGTCTCGATGGAAAAAAGACCTTCACGAGAGCTGAAGAAAAAGCGATCTCGGCCAACATCATTCTGAAGCTCATGAACTCTCCCAGTTATGACCATAGAGAACTTGAAGAAGTGAATATCGCCTGGAAGGGAAAGTTCGACGAGATATTCAAGGACGGAACAACAGAATCATAAGGAAGGAAAAGTGAAATGTACGAGATTTATCAATTTTGTAACAGCAGGAAGACCTGTCTCGTATTTGAACCGGGACTTCACGGAGCCGACATGAGAAGACTGGCCAACTATCACTACAAGGTCAGAAAAGACCGTATCGTCATCCAGAGAGCCTATCTCTACAATGGTGAACTCTATCTCAAGGATCCTGATGCAAAGAACTCAAAGCTCCGCTGGATAGCTTTTGTAGAGGAGGTGACGGTATGAAGAACGAGATCACTATTACTCAAAAACAATTTCATGAGGCAGTCGGCAAAGCTATAGAAGATCTTAATAAGAAGAGCGTGAAGGCTCAGAACTCTCCGACAGCTTCAATGGTTTCCAAGATGCTCTACACACTATTTGCAGCTGAACTGCTGATCGTACTGTTTGAAGGCGAAGACAATCTGGAAATCGAAGAAAAGAACTGATGAAAGGACGGAATCAAGATGAATTTATTAGGAATCATTTATTTGATAGGAGCTGCAGCTGTCGGATTTATAGCCGGCATGATCGTTGAACTCGGGATAGATTCTGAGACGATCAGGATGCTCAATGACCATAACCACAAGCTCAAGCTTGAGAATATCCAGCTGAGCAATGAGAGTGGCATTGAGAGAGTCGGGATCATAGATACCACTGTGGCCAATGATGTCGACTGGTCATTCGCTCCAAGAGCTGACAGGTGATTCGGAGGTGGTATTCATGGCACGCACTAAATATGACATTCACAAAGAAGAACTATACTCCCGAGCCAAAATTGAGGAGATTATCTCAAAACGGTGTGAGAAAAGAAAAATTCCTGTACCTAATTTCACTCCTGGAAGGATTAGCACTGTAGCCAAAGAAATAGGAGTCAAACCTGAATGTAAAGAAGGAAACTCGTATGTTTATCGAGGAGCTGATGCAACAAAGATCATTGACAAAGTCATGGCAAGAAGAGAGAAAAAGTCTGGAAAAAGGAAAAAGGTGAAGTCTTCCGACACCGAAGCCTCACCTTCTACTAAGCCGATGGCAAAGCCATCTCAAATTAGTATAGACGATATTTCCCGAAATACCAAATATGACCAGCTCATTGATAAACTGTGGGATTGTATCGGGATTCTCGAGTCAATGAAGGAGAAATAATCATGGCTCAGTTATTCAAATGTGAGACCTGCGCTCGCTTTCGGGAACATAAGGTCTTTAACAAGGACGGGATCTGTTTTCTCGTACCGAAGAAACCCGTGTATGTCTTCAGATCACAGTGGTGTAAATGCTGGAAGGACCGCAAGACCGGTTTCGACTCCACTAAGCTCCTGAAGAAGATCGGAGGCTCATCATGTTCCTGAAACTGCATGGAGTTATGTCCAATGAGAAGATACTTATCAACACGGAATTTATAGAAGCAGTGCAGGAGATATCTCCGGACTCAAAGACATATAAAGCCTACTACGAGGCAGGAGCCAAGACGGCCATAAGAGTCGGAGGTAAGACTCTTCCGGTCAAGGAATCAGTCCAGCAGATCGAGAACAGGTTCAAGTCTCCTGCTCCGAAGGCGATGATCGGAGGTGAAAAGGTATGAAGGACAAAGTTCTGAAGACCGAGATCACTTCCCACGCTGAAGCCATCGCCAGAGCTCTCAGGAACTATGCCGGAACAGATCAGCAGTTATGCCTGGACCTCTCTATCCATACCAGACGGAACGGTAACGAGTTCGATCAGTACGAAGTTTGTATCTTCGCCCCGGATGAAGGCAGTGTGGACTACGTGATGGAGACCGGAGCCAGGATCTTCTATAAGGATGATGAGTTCGGCTGTGAAGGCATATACAAGACGGAAACGATAGGAGATGAAGAAGATGAGTGAAAAGAGATATTACTGGCTCAAGCTTCAGAAAGACTTCTTCAAACGTCACGATATCAAGTATATCGAGTCTCTTCCTAATGGCCGTGAGATCACTCACTTCTATCTTAAGCTCATGGTCGAGTCAGTCGATCACGAAGGAGAGCTGAGATTCTCTCCGGAGCTTCCTTATTCGGAGGCTATGATCGCATCGGTCACAGATACTCCACCCGAGATCGTTGAAGCCGGTATGGCTGTCCTTAAGGAGTTAGGTCTGGTCAAGATCAATGACGAAGGAACGATCTTACTCGAAAAGGTCAAGAAGATGGTCGGCTTTGAAACCGAATGGGCTCGTAAGAAAAAAGAATACCGTGAACGGTTAAAGCAAGGACAGACCGAGGACAATATCAAGACAATGTCAGGACAAAGTGAGGACAATGTCCTCCCATTGTCCGATAAGAGTAAGAGTAAGAGTAAGAGTAAGAGTAAGAGTATTAAAGAGAAAAGTATAAAAGAGAAAACTCCATCAACTTTTATTCCTCCTACTCTTCAGGAAGTCAAAGCGTACTGCCAGGAAAGAAACAACGGAGTAAACCCCGAGAAGTGGCACGACTTCTATACCTCAAAGAACTGGTATATAGGCAAGAACAAGATGGTCGACTGGAAAGCAGCTGTCCGAACTTGGGAAAATGGCCAAAATGGCCCGAAACCCACCCAATTATCCCCGATTTCAGCCCAAAAAGCCGAAAAACCGAAAAGTAAGTATGACCTCGACGATTATTACGCTCAAGCTGAAGAAGTATTCAGGAAAAGAGGCACGACATGACGGAAAACGAGACAAGAGCCATCTATCTGAAACTTATCAATGCCTTTGACGTAAAGTTCGTAAGTTCGAGAGAGTTCGATACCAAGACAAGACTCTGGGACCAGCATTTCAAGAACTACTCATTTAATGTCGTAAACAGGGCAGTAGATGAATGGATCGAAGAACAGGACACAATGCCGAAGATCAGTCAGCTGCTTCCGAGATGCAAGGACTTAAGGTCACTGGAACAGGGAAGCCTCCGAGATGCAGCCAACCTCAAGCCGACCTGGGAGATGATCTACGATGCCAGACACGGTGAGCTGAAAGATGAAGATGTTCCTTCATGGATCCACGATCTGTCAGCTGATGTCCTCAAGGCGATGTTCTTACCGCCTCCGAACAGGAAGGTCATCGACACAAGAGAGATGGGAAGGTCACTGCCGTATGAAACTTGAGACATGGAAAAAAATTGAAGAATATCCTCAATACTCTGTATCAAATCAGGGAAGAATTAAAAACAATAAGACTGACAAAATCATCAAACCATTCTGCATCGGGACAAAAGGACAACAGTATTATGCAGTTGACTTCTACCCGAAGAAAAGTATCAGAGTTCACCGTCTTGTTGCAAAGGCTTTTATACCAAATCCTGAAAATAAAAGAGAAGTGAATCATATTGATGGAAATAAGTTCAATAACGCTGTGGAAAATCTCGAATGGGTTACAGGAAGCGAAAATTGCAAGCACGCATATGACAAACTTGGCCGTAAGAAATTTTATGGTTCCAGTAATCATCATTCGAGAAAAGTAATCCGAGTTGAAGATGGAAAGGCTTATGGAAGCATTAGCGAAGCAGCTGATGATAATGGGCTAAAAGCGCATACAGGCATCTCGAAAGTTCTAAATCATACCAATCGAACGGCTGGAGGATATCACTGGAAGTATATAGAAGAGGATGCAATATGAAAA